ATCGTTTCCGATAGTCAGGAAAAAGGAAATAAGAAAGGGGGCGGAAGTCTCATTAGTCGAAACTCTTGGGGTTAAATAAGCTCCCACCCCCTTACTCATACTATGCTCCTGGTGATCCCCAGACCCCTAGTGGATCTGATACACCGAAGCTGTAACGCTCGCGAGCTTTGTAACGAACATTTCCGGTGTCAAAGTCACCGTCCATGCTTGTTTCAAGTGCTACACGATTAAAGTGCTTCATTCCATTAGGAACGTCTGTCAGCAAGAACCATGCATCCGTATCAGTTAGATAATGGTTTACAACAGTTCCGCCAGGTACAACACCCATTGAACGCACAGCGTTAATGTCGTTGTCAGCAGTTCCAGGACGAAGCTCAGATTTCATCACTCTTTGTGCCACGAACTGAAGATCGGGCGGAATGACAAGCGTCTGGGGACGTGCAGCGATCATTAGACCACGCTCGTCTGTCCATTTGCCAATCTGAATAACAGCAGCCTCAAGAGAAGTCTCGTTGAGGTCAACAGCAGTAGCTGGACGGTTAGAGTTCTTACCACCCGAAACGAGTGGGTGACCATCACCACCAGTTACGCCATCACCAGATGCTGTGAATAAGTTTACACCGTCGCCACTCTGGTAAGCGTTGGTAAACCCATTGTTCAATGGAACAACAGCTTTAACCTGTTTGGTGTGAGCCATGGCACGAGCCAAGGCTTTAGTGTAACGAGCCGACAAGGAATCATAGAGATTGTCTTCCATTGCTTCCTCAGTAATAGCGAAGCCCATGGCAATCGTTTCATGGTTGTATCTAGCCGTGAAAGATTCTTGTCCGGAATCGTAGGAAATTGCTGAACCCTCGTCTTTAACGGGAGCAGCATCGAAGCCCGAAAGCTTCACTTCTTCCTCAAAGGACCGATCTGAACTTTCAGTCTCATAGATTTCACTATGCTCGTCATCATACCGTGCATATTCCATCCCAAAGAGAGCATTAAGCCCAGGCAAAAGTTCTTTGAGTAATTGAGCGCGTGATATAGCCATTTGTCAGTCTCCTATTATACGCCAGTGGCGTTTAAGTATGAATGATTAGAGGCTGACCCACTCGACGCAGCATTGAATTTCACAATGACGTCAGGATAGGCATCACTCGCGGTCGTTCCCTTCGGAGGTAAGCTCGTCGGTCCATCGACAAAGTCGAGGATACGAAGAGGAAGTGTGTTCGTGGTAGCTGGTGTTGAAGCATCCAAAGCGTTCTTGGATTTACCAATATCTGTAGAGCCAGCAGTCTGAACAACAGCCGCGTTAAGTCCACGGTCCGTGGTGTTCAGTGCTTCGTCACCTTGCATTTGAAACACGACAAAAGGATCATCTACCACATAAGCCATTGCATCGGTTGCTGCATTTGATGCTGGCCATTGTGTGCTATATGTCGGTTGTCCAGTCGTTGGGTCCGTATAAGAGCATCCCATAAAAATACCACAACTAGTCAAGGCAGTAGTACCAGTATCTTTTGCAATCGTACCGTCTGCTGCAACCTTAACGAAATCGCCATTAAAAATAGCAGTTCCATATGTGGTAATAATTGGTAAATGACGCACCTTGGCCGTATATGACCCCGATGCACTCAATGTACCAATAGGTCTGGCTCCATACGGTGAAGCTGAAGTAGCCATAATTTATTTACCTATTTTAATTATTAGTTTAATTCATTTAGCGATTTCCACCGCCAAATGCTACACGAGTTTTTCTGTCAGGCGCAAGAACTGGCATCCGAGGATCGTTCTCACGCATATAGTTGTTGTCGACTGCTTGCATCTGAGACTCTGCATGTTGTTTGTAATATGCACGTCTTTGATCCACAACCTCTTGTGGTGCTTTGCAGAGCAAGAGTCCGCCAACTTCTATTCCACCCTTTGCACCCCATTCTGATTTATGATCACTCATAATCTGTAACTCTGGATGATCTTCGGCACGAACTGGTTCCCAACCCTCACGAAAGCGTTTTGACACATTCGTGTTATCAGCGTTGCCAACCATAGCGGTTCGTATCCATCTAAACACCCAGCCATCTTGGGGATCCGGGTCTGGTAAAATTGATGCAGGTTCCCACGACTGTTCTCTTTTTTCGTTTTCACGATTCTCGAGAGTACGTGGCTCCCGTGGTGCGCGTTCGTCAGACATTATGTCATCTCCTTCATAAGCTGTTTTGCATACTGCTCATTTGTAAGGCCCAGGCGTTTCGCGAGTCTCACCTGAGTTTCTGTCAACCTAATTGTGCGTGGCTTAGAACCAGTATTTCTAGATGCTGGAGCTACCACTGATTTAGCTTTTTTAGCTGGTGCAGTATCGACGGTAACCGAGGATTCATTGGTGCGCTCGTTACCGCTACTGAATTGCGCAGGAAAAACTTCCGCCATGCGTTTATCTATCAAATCGTAGTATTGATCACTCTCTGGGTCAATACCTTCCTTATTAACTAGTCTCTCATGGACCCCATATGCGAAGCTAGTCATCTCTTCATCTTGCCCAAACCATGGATTGTCTTCTTGCCACACAACTGCCTTCGCATCGGGCTGAATTGGCTCCGGAGAATACTGTGGTTGCTGACTTGCCAGTTGACGGTCCTCTGCCATGGCTTGTTGCTTCCAATTTTCAATAATTTTCTGTGATACTGCTGGTGCATAGGCTCTTCCAAGCTGTGCATCAGTCAATGCCTTCTGTGTTGCAGCAATTTGCTCTGCATCACCTGACTCATGGGCTTTTTTGAAGTTTTCTTCTGCTATACGGATATTTGCATCAGCCCTATGCTGACTTTGTTGCGTTAAAGCTGTTTGTGAGTCCTGGACAAGCTTTAAAAGCCGTTGATTTTCCGTCTGAAGCCCTTGTGTGTAGCTTACTGCCTCCTGAGACAGCCGTTCTGCTGCTTCTTTGGCTCTGCGCTCTTCATGGAACTCCCATTTTAGCTTTTTTATGCGTTTTTGGACTCTCTGGCCCACTTCTTTGATCTCTTCATCGTTAGCTATGCCATCATCGTCTGATTTTGTAGATGCTGACTCTCTTCTGTCCTCTACAGGGCGGTCATCGACCACCTCAATCTGTAAATTATCGGAATCAGCATCACTTTCGACGTTTTCTGGTGGCTCAATCGTGGTCCTAACACCCAAAAATCGTTCTTCGTCTGTTGTTCTTACCGTTTGTTCGCTCATTTTATGCCCTTTCTACGCCTCTGGGGTCTTCTACGACCGCCTCTACAGTGTCATCGTTAATTAAGCGGAATTCTTTACCGTGAATCTTGATTCTTGTACCACTAAAGGCACGAAATACCACCCAATCTCCCTCTCTACAGTAGGGACCACTAGGAAATCTCGAAAAATTAGCGTATGCATCAGGTCCAGCCTTCAAAACAAAGCCTACAACAGTAGAAATTGCCTCTTCATGCTGACTTTGTGCCGATTTTATGATGCCACCTTCGGTAGTTTCATCAATTTCTGGGAGTGCAATCAGCAACTTATAGCCTTTTGGCTCTGGAAGTTGCGATGCCATGCGAGCAGAGTCGTCGCCATCTTTGAATGTAATCTCTTCGACATCAATAACAGGATTTTCCACTTCTTTTGCGAGTGTAGCCATACTTCCCTCTCGTTTAATTGTTGCGCCCCGTCTGGGCGTTGCGTCCTACGAACTAAAGTGCCAGTAATTTCTCTTCTAAATCAATTACTTCACGTTCAGCCCAGGCCAATCCCTCTATAATGCCTGTGACCTTACGATATTCTTCCATGTCTTTTGCAGATCCTACGGCTAAATGATCTGCTAATTCATTCATTTGTGTTCTGATTTTCTTTTTAAGTAACGATAAAACATCCTCACTCATCCAATCCCTCCCTTGCTATATCAATTCCGAGCTTCATACCATCAACATCTTGCTGAATATCAAAGCGTTCTTGGTCTATAGCTATCTTGGCTATCTCAATTTCCTGTTCTGCAGCAAACTGATCTTGTTCTGTTTGGTTTTTCATCGCCATTTCTTCACGATCCAAAGCAAGTTTCTCTCTTGCTATTTGATCCTTGGACATATCAGATTGCTGTTTAGCTGCAATCTTCTGCTGTTCTACTTGTGCCTTAGCCTGGTCGGCCTGCGCCTTACGCTGTACATCTTGCTCACGAATCTGCAATTCTTTTTCGCGTTGTTGTATTACAGGATCTTTTTGAGCTTTAGCATCTGCCTGAGCTTTAGCCTTTGCTTTCTTCTTGCCTAGCATTTGGTCAGCTGCTTCTGCCACCAATCCACTTAACCTCTTCTCAATATCTTCTGGAAGCGGTTGATTTGCAGGTGGCAGATCATAACCGAGTTCTTCTTCAATCTGATCACGGAATACAAATGCTAGGTGTTCTCTGAGGTGAGCATCTAACG